CCTCATGGTAGACGGGTTGGCTACAAAATTTACTAATGAACCTGAACCAGGTACTGTTATTGAACCAGTTACGGTAAGTGAACCACTTAATACAGAATCACCTACTACTCTTAAATCTACTGAGTTAGAAGAAGAAAGTGTTAATGAACCAGTTACTATTTGGTTTCCAACAAATGTATTTGAACCGGTGGTTGCAAATCCAGTTCCAGTTACTATACTACCTATTCGTGTATCTACTGATTGTGAATAATCAGTAAAGTTTGTTACTGAAGAAGAAAGAATATCGCTCGGTAAACTTGAACCAACTCCTGTCAATCCACTACCATCTCCAACAAATGAACCAGTAAATGAACCAGAAATAGTTCCTTCACCACTTACATTTAGATAACGAGAATCAAGAGATGTTGTTAATTGAGATGAACCAGAAATTACTCCACTTGGTAAAACAAGATTAGTTAATCCACTACCATCACCCATGAATGAACCACTAATTGTTGATGCAGTTATATCTCCACTAAAGTATGTATTAGATGAGCTAATCAATAGTTGATTGGTATCTGCAGTGATTGAGTAATCAGTTGTTGTTGTTACATTACCGAATCCAGTTAGTTTTAAACTTGCCAATCCTTCTCTTGCAGTTTGAGGGGAACTAGCACTAGTAAATGTACCACCTACTAAAACATTATCATTTGGTAAAAGTGTTACCGAATTTACACTACCGGTATTTAAATTATATGTAGATGCACTACCAGAAGCAGCCCATCCACTTATGAGATTACCAGTATTTTGACTTATTATTGCAAATCTGTTAGCGGATGTAGTAGAGTAGCCAGGAATACCAAAGGTGATAAAGTTACCACCTAATAGGATTTTATCACTATCGTAGAAATCAAAATCATTTACATACACAGATACACCCGGTAGATTTTGATCTGAACCACTTATATATGTTCTAAATCCACTATCAAATGCACCAACACCATCTCCTTCATCCGCGGTTGTTAATCTTGCAAATCCAGCATTCCTAACATTTGGTCCTGTTCTAGTATCTTTAAATCTACCAGCAATATAGATATAACCATTATCACCTGGGGAGTAAGCATCGGTTACTTTAATTTTTTTGATTTTATCTAAACTATCACCGGTAGTTATATCTAAATTAGTACCAGCAAATCCTGAATCTAAAGCACCATTAGGGTTAAGTTTTACAAGAAAATCGTAATCAGCTAATGAACCCCATTGTGTAAATGAACCACCAATTAAAATTGCTTGCTCGGAACCACTATTCAATAATGCAACTGAATGAAAATTATCAGTATTAAAAAAAGAAGGGTTATTGCTTCCAGTACTTACATTAAAAGAAGTATCAAGAGTACCATCAGTATTTATTCGTCTACTTCCTGATGTAAAATAACCTACACAAACTATTTTATCATCATTTTGAATTACAATATCCCTTACTTCCCCAAATGAACCCCAAGACTGAGCTGCAAATGTAGTATCTAATGTACCATTAGCATTTAATCTTGCAATTCCTTCTCGTGTACTACCACTAACCTCTATAAAATTACCGCCTACTACAATTTTATTATCAGATTGAGTAACAAATGTATTTATATAACCATAATAATCTCCACCACCAAATACATCTCCAAAGATTGGAGAAGTAAATGATGTATCTATTGTACCATTTGAGTTTAATCTAGCTATATCATTTGTGGTATGTCCATCAATGCTTTGAAATCTACCAGCAATTAATATCTTACCATCACCCAACACCAATGTTTTCTTAATAAAATTATCTCCACCATATTCACCTGAACCTGATAAATTTAAATTGAATGTAGAATTCAACGCAGGTATAGTTGATGTTGATGATGCTGCTAATTCATATCCATCGGAATTAATACTTCCACTTATATCAACTGAACCTGATAGTATAGTTGGACCAATGTTTCTAAAAGTAGATGAACCACTAATGGTTAACGAACCACTAATAACTTGGTTTCCAACAAATGTATTTGAACCAGTTGTTGCAAAGGTTACATTTAGGTCTTCTTGTGAAGAAGTAAATGAATTTAAAGAACTAACTTGTCCTTCTAAAGAAGCAGTTGCTAATTCTAAACTAACCAGTATTGCATCAGCAGATTGTGTAAATAATTTAATAGCGTTTACTTCAGTTTGTAAAGAAGATGAAGTTAATTCTAAATTATCTAATCTACCATCGGCAGATTGAGTAAATGCATTTAGAGCAGTGATATCACTTCCACCACCACCTCCTCCAAATGAAGAAGTAGGGGCTAATGTAGATACATTACCACTACCACCTACCCATACATAACCTTGTTGTAGGGATGCTGTTAATGTTCCGTCAATTGTTAAATTTGTTATATTTAACCCTTCGATTGCTACCGAACCTGATTGGTAAGGAGTAATTCTGTCTACTCTAATTGTGCTCATAATTTTTTTTCCTATGTTTTTTATTTTTTTGTTATCTACTTACTATTTTTCCTTTTATAAAGAAATCTGATGCCGTTATCAAATCCGGTCTCAATGTTATTGGTTGGTTGAATGTTATTACTATATTGGAACCATTATCTATAACACTATATTGGTCTGATGTTCTTTTTAATCCTTGTAAAAATACATCAACATAATCTGATAAACTATCAACTTTAATTTCTTCGAATACAAATTTTTTATCCAAAAAAGTTAATGTAAATATATCACCATTCAAAGAAATTGAATCAGGAGTATGTTGATAAATCCATGAATCATTAATAACTTCTAACACTAAATTTTTTGCTCTCAATTTATCATTAAAAGGAACTATCACATTTGGTTTTCGTTTTATCATATAGTATCAACGTCTCCCTCTAATTTTATATCATCAGTATCTTCCAATTGATATTCAAAATTTTCTTTTATGAAAAATACATGAAAATCATTATTAACTTGCTCAAATATATAATCTCTTTCTAATATAAATTGACCATTAATAAATATATCAAAACGAGAGTGTTCTTTCCTAAATGGTCTTAAATTTATATTTAAATCTTTCATTTTTACATTTGGAAGTTTCCAAATCCAATATGAAGGATGTGAAAGGTTATGTGGAATCAGAGTATATTCATCTGGTTCGTGAACTTGTTTTAATATTTTATTTAATTCATTTATCATAATTCAATAAACTTTCCAGTTACACCAATTTCATCAGTAGATTCCAAAATATAACCTAAATCATTAATTGTAGTAATCAAATCGGTTGGATATGTTCCACCTTCTTGCAATGAACCGGTGTTAAAATTAAAATAAATTTCATCAGTATTGTACGAACCGGTATAAGAATATTTTGTAGGTGGAATTAATACACCATTTATATAAATTCTAAACCACTGGTCATTATCAAATGAACCGATTAATTCAGGTGGTAATTTTGGTAATTCAACATTAGTTAATTTAATTGTATCTGCATCTACAAAAGTTGCCTCTTGTGAACCACGAATAGACATAAAATCAATAATATCAGAGTATTCAGTATACAAACTTTGTTTACTTAAATTCATATTAGTACCTGTCAAATCAGTTTCTCCTGCCCAGACAATCTTTTTTGGAGAAATTTCTTTTCGTGTAGTCGATTCATTATCAAATTTTTCAGGTAAAAGATATGCATCTACTAACATAGTAAACGTTGTTCGAACAATTCGTTGTGTACCTTCACCAACATCAGTAGTATTATCAAATGAATCGATTTTTACTCTAAATTTAAACCCATTTTTATCTCCCCAGTATTCATCAGTTGCATATTGAAATGCCTCTACAATTTTATTCATGTGTTCGGTAAAATCAGTCCAAACATTTACTTCATAAGTAATAGTAACATAATCAGGTATTGTTACATTATACATATCCACTGGTCTTCTTGCCGAAGTCATTTGTGAAAACCTATCGTATTTGTGTTTTTTAGAGTATTGTGATACCGCTGTATAAAATAAATTACGATTCATGGAAATTGCACCTGACTCATCTCTCGCTACCGAATTTCTTTTAAAAACACAAATTGGAATTTGAACTTGACCATTTCTATCTCTTAAAAATCCATCTTTTTTTATGGCTTTCCATCTTTCAGGATTACCATATACAACAGGTACCTTTACCTTTTCACCCATTACCTCAACCGTAGGCATGACAGTATCTATCATGTGTTCAGCAATTGCAGAATCAATATCATACAACTTAATACCTTTATGATTTTTTGGTTCGGTTTTAAGTTGTTCTTCTCTTTTGGGGATTCTTTTTAACGGGTCTATACTCATTAGTAAATTCTATCCTCTATTTGTACTTGTGTTCTTCTTACCATGTGACATGATGCAATTAAAAACATTCTAGCATCTTCAAACTCATTTGTTGTTTTATTAAAAACGGTTGGAGAACCACCGATTAATGCAGTTCTTCGTATATTATCAATTTCATAATAACTCTGGTCAAATAAAATAACATCACCGATTTCAGGATACCCGAATTGTGAGTTTTGAATTGCACCTACTGGAATTAAAGTTCCATTAATGTCTCTTAATCGTGGTAAGGTTTCGGTTCGTAATCTCATTATATTAAATCTAAATTCTGCAGTTTGAACCCTATCTGCACCGGCTTCTCCTTCGTAATTAACTCCGGGTAATTCTCTATCTACAATAGCCATTAAATTAGCAGGTGCATGCCAAACTTTACCCAACGATTCTCCATATAGATTAGTTTTAGTTTCACCAACTGATACTTTGAATAAAGTAATAGCCTGTTCCACTACATAATCAACCACTTCTTCAGCGATTGATTTAATAAAATCTAAATCTCTTGCGTTTAAAAACTTTGGCATATTTTATTATCCTATATAAATAGCTAATGGTACTTTACCTATAATTTTTTGTTGCTGTTCAACTATTTCTGCCTCATTAGACATTCTTGTTTTTCTACTTACCTCTTCCAAGTTTTCTCTTAATTGAGTAACCAAATTATCTTTTTCAGTTTGTGCTTCTGCTCTTAAAGCTGCACCATCCAAAGAAACTTCGGAACCAGGAATTGGAACTGTATTATATTTCTCTCTAATTGCACCCAACATTTCTTTTGCAAGTGCAAGAGTGTATTTTCTAATCCATTGTTTACCCACATCGTTAATTTGTGAGTAAGTTGCAAAATTATACTCAATGTTAGAGTAATCAGACATTACATTATTTCTAACAACGGTTGCACCTTCTCTAAATTCAGTATCTACATAATACTCAAACCAAAGTTCGTAATTTGAAGTTGGTAGTGGGAATATTTTTAATTTATTATTTACAATATTAAATGTATGTGCAGATTTTCTGAATTGGTCATTGAATTCAATCGCTTGAATTCTCAACATATCTTCATAAAGAGGCATCAAAATGAATTGTGCTGCAGGTGAGAATGAACCAAATCCAAATTCATCAATTAAGTTTAGTGTACCTTGACCTGATACTGAATACGGATCAAAGAATCTATTAATTGCTGGAGTTGCTTCATAAAATACTCTAGTTACTGATATTCTTTCACCACCTTCAACTTCATCAGCAAAAGCTTGTAAATCATAATCTTGCACCCCCTCGAACATACTGATAGAACCTGATTTTATATCACTTCTACCACCAACACCTGCTTGGTTTCCATACGCTTGGGAAATTTCAATTACATTATTTAATTCTGAGCCATTTACTTGTTTTCCAGTATAATTTGTACCAGTTGGTCTACCTTGTAATGCTCCGAGATTATTTCGGATATTAAATTGATTTACTTGAGCAGAATATTCAGAAACAGCCTCTTCGAATACAGCAAAAAAGTTTTCACCCTCTAATTCAATATCAATAATAGGATAGCCTAATCTTTTAGCACACCAAGATGCAACTTTTGGTGCTTCAGTTCTAAATTCAGAATCAGAATCATAAATACCAAATGGAGTTGATGAACCAGTGATGAATGTGGCCGAGCCTGTCCAAATTCTTGCTTGAGACATATTTACTTTCCTCTTTTATACAATTATACACCTATAAATATAAACAACAAAAAAAGGGAGTGAAAATCACTCCCTTTGTAAAAGTACCAAGATAAAAAAATGGTATTAGTTTAAGTATTTTAGTTTATATAGGGTTGAATAAATTAGAGATTCAACTTCTTGAACCGTATTATCTATAAACGCATCTTTTATTGGTCTTGTTTTTTCAATTATTTTTAGGATTTTATTAAAATATTCAATTACTTGTTCTTTGGATTCGTATTGTTCAATCTTTGAGACATTTTTATATTTTAGAATACCATATTTACCTTGATATGACTCTGCAAGTCCATCGGCTATTCCACCAATTGATTCGTAATATCCACCTAATGCATTATGTTCTGCAAAAGATTTGGTTTGTAAGTGGAAAATGTGAACTTGATTAACTGAATGTAATAATACTGATATTAAATCTTCCATTTGGTATATTCCTATTAATTTACTAATAAATATATACCAAAAATGTTTTACGAATTATTCAACCCATTCCATAAACCCATAATCGATTGCATGGAGATAATCGGTGATATTTAAATTATCAAATCCACCTTTTAATTCGGAATCTACTTCCAAGTGTCTATGTGCAAACTCCATTACTTCGTATAAAACACCATTATCATCTGAATTACTTACTATATAATCAAAAGTTCTATGATACTCGGGATATTCATCTACCATCTTGTATTTAAATAACCAAAACCATTTATTGAGATTAGATTCTGCAACTTCGTTTGTCATTTTTGATTAATTAAGATAAGAATACTGATTTGCTGCCACAATTACTTGGAGATTATTCATACATTGATTATCTGCTCGTGAAATGGCACCCCACAAGTCATTATCTACTACTGATTGTACGAAACTACCTCCTTGAAGGCCTTGACCATCTCTAGTCATCATTACTGATGCGATGATATTAATGATATGAGGATTAGTTACCTCATATTCTAAAGCAAACTCTTTTGCTGCTGATTGATATTGATTAACAATTTCCATATTTTTATTTAGTATAAAATTTATAAGAGTATAAAGTACCACAATCATCATCGTCTAAGTCATCTTCTACGATTACTACTTGATTACCAACGATTTCTTGAAGTTTGGAATGATTAACTCGTTTCCAATAACCAAATCGTAAAAAATTAGCATTAGAACCACCCACCACTTGGTCGATGTTGAATGAACCGAATTCGGATTCGATTTTTGAGAGAGTTTCGGGAGAAAAATTCATAATGTTAAGGGTTTAAGGTTTAATATAAAGTAAATATACGAAAAAGATTTCATATATCCTACTGTTTTATCAATTATTTCGAACAATTTTTGTAATCTTCAATCAAAGAAAGTACGGTTTTAACCGAACCTTTGAAATATCCAACTTCAAAAGCAAGTTGAGAAGGAATTTCGGTAGAATAGTTCTTAGCCTCTGATTCGGCTGAGGTAATTGTTGAAGAAAGGGTAGATTCAATTCCATTTACCAATTCAATAAGTTGAGATTTGGTGAGGGTTCGGTAATTATACATAACATTTAAGGGGTTTAGGGTTGAATTCTTATTACAATACTAATTTACAAAAAAGTTTTCGTAATTCCAAATGATATGTAAAAAATATTAAAAAATTTTCTAACTGATTATCAATAAGTTAGGGACATAAAAAAACCCCTACTATTGTAGAGGTTTTTATTTTATTTATACACAAGAACCAGATGCTACAATTAATCCGTTACTACCGGATACTTGATAGTATAATCCATCATTAACATTTCCAATAAATCCATCTGTTACAGGGTAATGTAATCTACTATCGGTAAATATACGATTTCCAACTTCAACATTTGTTCCAGTATATACATATAAACCAATAGTTTGGTTATTTGTCAATGCAGTACATGCTTCACCTGATGTTCCATAAATATCTGTTGTAGTTTTTGTTTCGGAATATGACTCTGCCTGAAGAGACCATCCTTTATTATCAACCATAGTTGCCAATGCAGGAATTCCTCTTTCTAAACTTGGAAGGGCATTATTTCCTCCCCCATCTTGTGAAAAATCTATATACCCATTAGAAACCGAACTACTTGCTAATTGTTGTAGAATATTATCCAATGCAGTTTGAGTAAGTGAACATGCCGCAAAGTTTAAATTGTTTCCATCACCCAATGGTTGTGTTGATGATATAATTACTTCTGTCAATTCCCCATTGCCATATAAATCAAATCCTTTTAATGCAGGAAGGTTAGATAAATTAAGTGAACCTGATATCCCACATTGGTCAGCATCAAAATATTGTAATGATGTACAAGATGATAGGTCAGGAAATCCTGCTGAAAAATCATTATCATCAATGTAGAGTGATTCCAATGCAGTACAACCTGTTACGTTCATTGATTTTACACCAGTACTGCCCAATTCATCACAATCACTAACATCTAAATAAGTTAAGTTAGTTAATCCTGATAAATCAATTGTTTCCAATGCGTTCCAATCTGCACGAAAATCTTGTAAGTTTGTCAGGTTTTGTAAGCCTGTTATGGCTGTTATTTGTGCTCCCATATTATTTTAATTTTTAATCGTTACCTTGGAAATCAAGTTCAATAACTTTGGTTGGATCACTAAATTCAACTCTTGCCGTATATTCTATTCCTGTGCCAGATGGACTATATGTGTGATAGTATGTATCATTACCGTTAAGTGTCACTTCTTCGGTCTGCTCATCTCCCCAATTGATTGTAATAGTTATTTCTGAATTAGTAGTTATATCTATTTGAAAATTATCGTAATCAGTAGTATCCACCACAAATTCAATGTGATTTTCAACGATTTGTTCTACTAAACGTCCACCTGCACCTGCAGCACTTGGTACATTTGGATACAACAATTGTTGTTGTTGCTGAATCATCATTACCTCGTGTATCAAATTTTGATTATAAATTTCATACTCGATTAATTGTCTATTGAGAGGTAATGAAGCGATATGTGGTAAGTTGGAAAACTGATGCCACGAAAGTCCATCTATTATCATAGTTTTTAATTATTATTTATGTATAAATATCAAATAGAAATAAAAAAGG